CCTACTTTATTATAAACTTTAATATCTGTCACAGTTATCACACCAACTTCTTCTTGTACTAATCTTCTTATTTCTGATATGTAGACATTTGAACCCATTTCTCTTGTTGATGGACTCATATAGTTTTGAACCTTTTCAACCAAGTTTGTAATGACAGTTCCCTGGTTTTGGCTAGCATCTAATACTACTGAGACATCAAACGCCAAATCAATTACATTAGCAGAATTTACAAAAATGTAATCATTTATCATTCTGTAATTTGATAGGTAATTAGCAATATTACTTTGTAATGTATTTGACACATTACTTGATAAATTACCTTCGGTGTCGTAAGATAAGATATTAATTTTGATTTTGTTGTCTTCTTCAGTTATCGCAACTTTTGCCGGAGCTCCGAACATCGAAGGCATTTTTCTTAAAATTGCTTCGTAATCATTAATAGTTACCGCTCTGTTTTGTGATGCAAAGTTAAAACCAACTAAGTTTCTAATTTCTTCGATTGTTGGAGCGTTAGCTCCTCCAACTGCTGCAGTAACATTATTCACCTGAAGAGAGTTAATAGTATTTAAATTCTGTTGAGAGTTAGGTCCATTCACAGAAAAATTAATTGTTCCAATTTGATTCATAACTCCAACACCTATGTTACTTTGTAATCCACCACCAACACGATATTGAATAAACAATGTTGTAGTTGGTTTTAAAGTAGAACCTAAAGAGAAATTATTTTGATATTTTGAGATATCTAAAGTGATTCCGTTTAAAGCATATTGTCGTAATAATTCATCCGTAGATTGATTACCACCACCAAAAGTTAATTTAAGAAACCCCTGTGGTGTATATTCACTAATAAATCTTTGATTTGTTTGTAAATATTTTCCAACTTTAATACCAGGATTATCAGATGTTTTAGTAGTATCAGGTATAAAAATTCTATCCTCAGCTAAAGCTTGAACTTCATACCATCTATCAACTGTTGACAAAAATTCTTGAGCAGATGGAATATTTGTAAAATTATTTCCGTTCTTTAAAAGAACACTTGTAACACCTAAGACATTTTGTTCAGGTAAAAATACTTCTAAAAATGGTCTTGAGTCTGTTTGTGATATAACTTTTTTAAACACTCTAGTTACACCGTTTACCACAGGTTCTCTTTTTAAAATAGTATAATTCACTAAACTTCCGTTAGCATTAAAATTTGGAATTTTTAATCTATTTGGAAAACCTTCTGAATTATATTCTGAAGAAAAATCAATGTCATATAAACTTTCAAAAGTTTGACCCGCACCCAATACTTGACTACCTCTACGTAAAACCCCACAATATTGTAAATTTTCAGAATCACCATCAACAGGAACTATTATAGAAAAATCACAAAGAGCAATCGAAGGTCTTAATCCCGGTATCTTCAAACCGTATGTTCTCGCAATATTATAAACAGATATATCTTTTTGAGCGTATTGTAGAACAGTTTCTTGTAATGCTCTATCAATATTAAAATTTAAGTTGTCGGTAACCGCAGCGTTTAAATCCAAGAATACTGAAAATACCGAAGCATCATTAACATTTTGAATTAAATCAGGATAATAAGTCTGAACATAATTTATTAGTTCTAATCTTATTGCTTGGAAATCCCTTGTGGTATATGATATTTGTTGAGCCATGTTATATATTAATAATTATAAAGTCGGAAGTATTAAATACTCCACTTGTAATATTATAATTTATTGTCACTTTTGCAGTGTGTTCATTAATTGCTAAATCAGGTAAAGTTATTTCACCTGTTCCAGGAAAAGTTGTCGATAAATCCGATTGTCCATCAGGTGATATAATTGGTTCAACTTTAACTGATGTAATTTGAAGATTAGGAATATACGCTGTCACAGAATCTTTTATTTCAGTTTCAATCTCATTAAATGTTGGCCCATCAAGTGGTTCAAAAATATATTCATATAACCTTGTCCCAAAATTTGGTAAAAAATATCTACTTCCCTTTCTCGTTAATAGTAAATGAATTAAATCTGTTTTAACCTCATCTTCATCAAAGTCAGTTAAATCTAAATATTTACCGTCAAAAGAATCTCTAAATGGAAATGTTATACCGTATGTTTTACCTTGAGCCATATTTCATAAATACTATGAAATTAAAAATCCCGACCTAGCTCGGGATAACACATCGGATTTTTTTAAGAAGAACACCCAAAACAATCAAATTCACTATTTTCAGGTTTGTCAGGTAGATTCATATAACTGTAATCAACCTTTGGTGGTTCAGGAGTTGCTTTTGGTTTGTTAATTTTTGATACGTCCATAGCTAAGTGTTTAGCTCCCGTTGAGATTGCTCTTGTTCTAACGTAATAACAAAGTGTTTTCAATCCTTTTTCCCATCCGTAAAAATGTGATGATGAAATCTTTGACAACGTTGGGTTTGACATGTAGATATTCATTGATTGTGACTGGTCAATAAATGGTGCTCTGTCAGCCGCCATCTCAATCAATTCTCTTTGTGAAATCTCCCAAATTGTTTTGTATTTCTTAATTAAGTGTTCAGTTCTTTTAACTTTGAAGTTATATCTCTTATCTTCTTGGTCAAGGTAGTTATTGAAGTTAATGTTTTGAATTGACCCTTCGTTCATGATAATTTCATTCTTTAAGTCCTCAGACCAAATCCCAATCTTCTCAAAATCACTAATCAAATACTTGTTAACAATCATAATCTCCCCACCAACAACTCGTCTGTTAAAGATTGCTGAGTGAGCGGGTTCAGTCATTTCATATGAACCTGTAATCTTTGCTGAAGACGCTACAGGCATTTGAGCCGTAAATAATGAATTACAAACACCATACTTACTAACATTCTGTTTAAGAATTCCCCAAGGCCATCTTTTTGATAACTCATCTTCGTTTAATCCCCACATATCAAATTGAAATACTCCTTGTGACATTGGAGACCCTTTAAAGTAAGCATACGGTTCATACTTACCATCCATACACAATCTGTTACTTTCAGTGATTGCTGCGAAATAAATTGTTTCAAAAATCTCTTTATTCAATTTACGAGCTTCATCAGATGTGAAAATATAATCCATCAAATAAAATACGTCAGCAAGTCCTTGTGTTCCAATAGCAATTGCTCTTTGGTATAGTCCACCCTTACGTCCTTTTTCAGTTGAGTAGTTGTTGATGTTAACAACTTTGTTTAACGCTCTTACAACCTTACGTGTTTCTTCATATAACCCCTGAAAATCAAACTCACCATCTTTTACATAGTTCTTTAATACCATAGATGAAAGAGTACAGATTGCAGTTATATTCTCGTCAGTGTATTGATAAATTTCATTACAAAGATTTGATTGTTTGATTACACCAATGTTCTGATGGTTTGTCTTTCTGTTAGCACTATCTTTAGAACATAAGTATGGAACCCCTGTTTCAACTTGTGATTCAATAATCTTATTCCAAATTTCTTGAGCCTTAACTTTCTTACCAAGACCCATACTTACGGCTAATTTATAATTCTCTTCATATTCATCACCGTAACTTTCTTGTAATGGTTTAATACCCGATTTAATAATATCGTTAGGACAGAACAAATACCAATCGTCGTTATTCTTAACCGCATTCATAAAGTTATCAGGAATCCAAAGTGCTGTGAACAAATCACGAGCTCTTAATTCCTCAGCTCCTGTATTCTTTTTAATCTCCAATAAGTCAAAGATATCTTTATGCCAAGGTTCTAAGTAAATTGCCGCAGAACCAGGTCTACGTCCTTGTTGGTTAAAGAAACGGAGTGACTCGTTTACAATCTTCAAATATTTTAATAGTCCACCAGCATGTCCACCTGAAGATGAAATACGACTCTCCTTACTACGAATGTTAGACATTGATAGTCCGATACCCGCAGCATCAGATGAGTAGGTTGAGATATCTCTCATGGTGTTTAACAAACCTTCACGAGAATCCGAATCATTGTAATGAAGAACACAAGAAGCAAGTTGCGGAACTTTAGTTCCGGCATTTATCATAATTGGTGTTGCCGGTGATATTCTTTGTGTTGATAACGCTTGGTAATATTCAACCGCCTCCTCAAATGTATTTGTTACCCAAAGAGCCACTCTCATATACATGTGTTGTGGACGTTCAACTACTTTACCTTCTGATAACTTCAAAAGATACATTTCAGCAAGTGACCTCCAAGCAAAGTAATCAAAGTTATAATCGTTATCGTGATTAATAACCTCATCAATTTTAGAAGAACCGTATTTTTCAATAGTCTCCATTAATTTTTCATTGATAATCCCTTCACCATGTAACAAATGCATTGTGTTTGAAAAACTTGGGTCAGTTTCCTTATGGTAAGATGAAATAGCAACTGAAGAAGCTAATCTTGAGTAATCGTGATGACTACCTGTAAATGCCGCAGCAATTTCATAAATTAACTTATCTAATTCTTTTGTTGTAATAATACCTTCAGTTGGTACTGAAGTGATAACCTTAATAAAGATTTCATCGGAGTTGACACTCAACCCCTTTGAAGCTCTTTTAATACGGTTATAAATTTTCTGTGGATTAAATGACGAATCATCTCCACTTCTTTTTTTAATTTTAAGTGACATCATAGTTCTATATAAGTAATAAATTAGAAATCGTCTGTAAAGGACAAAGTTTCATTTAATTTAGCCTTTTGGTATTCAACAGTTCTTGACTCAAAGAAGTTACCTTTTGTTTCAACTGCGATTTGTTCCATGAATTTGAACGGTTGCTCAACATTAAATTGTTTTTTACATCCAAACTTTAACAATAATCCATCAACAACAAACTCAAGATATTGTTTCATTAAATTTGAATTCATACCAATAAGTGAAACTGGTAGTGATTCAGTGATAAATTCTTTTTCAATTTCAAGAGCTGAAAGTAGAATTTCTTTAATTCTTTTTTCACTTGGTTTGTTTTCAACGTGATTGTTTAATAAATGAATTGCGAAGTCACAATGTAAGTTTTCATCCTTGAAAATCAATGCGTTAGCATTACACAATCCTTGCATAATACCTCTTGATTTCAACCAAAAAATAGAACAGAATGAACCTGAAAAGAAGATACCCTCAACTGCAGCAAACGCTACCAATCTTTCTTGGAACGATGCGTTTTCAATCCAATCCAAAGCCCATTTAGCTTTCTTTTGAACTGCTGGTAGGTTATCTAAAGCGGTAAAACACTTGTTTTTCTCATCTTCATTTGACACGTAAGTATCAATAAGAAGTGAGTACATTAGACTATGAATGTTTTCCATAGCCAACTGAATTCCATAAAAGAATTTTGCCTCAGGGTATTGTACTTCTCTGTAGAAATTCTCGGCTAAGTTTTCATTTACGATACCATCCGACGCAGCAAAAAACGATAAAATATTTTTTACAAAATACTGTTCATTCTCTGATAAGTTTTCCCAATCACGTAAATCACCGCTTAAATCTATTTCTTCTGCGGTCCAAAACGCAGCTTGATGCATCTTATAATATTCCCAAATATCGTTGTACTTGATTGGGAATATCACAAAACGATTTGGATTTTCCGTTAAAATTTTTTCCATTTTTTGTTCCATATTGTTTTAATAATTATACTGTTGTTTGTTTTCTTTTCTCCATAATTTCTTTAATTCTACTTCTATTTCTTTCTTCCTTCTGTTCTTCAAGTCCTAAGAATGTTGTGGTACTTTCTGTATCAATTTCTAACATTTCGTTATTAAATTTACAGTTTTCAAATACTACCCCGTCTTTACCAATTCTTGACTTTGTGATAGCAATAGTTGCAAGATTTAATTCTTTTTGTTGTAATGATTTTGCCACCGTAATGATAACGTGTCCTACCTGAGCTTTCTTAATAGAACCACCCATTTGGTCAGTTGTTACTACATCAGATGAAATAGAACTTCTATTACCCTGTGTTGCCGTCCAACCTGCTATATCCAATTCATGACACATTGATTCAAATGCTCTCATAACTGAACCTTCAGATTTCCATTCATCTTCCATCATTTTTTCAGGTGTCACACAATCAATATAATCCAAAATAACTACATCAATCTTTGTCCCATCAGCAATCAACTTTCTAATCTGATTTTTAATCTGATTCATTGTTAATGTATCTGAAGGTAACTTCTTCATAATTAACTTGTTTGACATTGTTTCCTTAATCTCAGCGATTTTCGCCATAACCTTTTCTTTATGATTACCAAGCTCATCAGGAGCAATACCCGTCCAACAGGTAAAATGTTTTCTCTGAATAATTTTATAGTTATCCTCAAAGAAAATCTGTAAAACATTAAATCCTAAATTAAAAGCGTGATTAGCAATCTTTGTGGTTAATGTTGATTTACCAACACCTGTGGGTGCTAATATAACACCAATTTCCCCTTTTGCCAAACCACCTTTCAAAAGATTATCAAGACCCGGTATTCCCATAGGAATTGGATGTCTATAATCATCCGCTAATACCTCATCTAAGTCTTGAAACACATCTCCCGTTCCTCTATCTACGTTTCCAACCTGTAACGCTCCTCTAACCATTTCTTCCAAGGTGTCGTAGTTTTCAAACTCACCGTGGTCAATGATTTTCTTAGCCTTATCCATGACTTTTTGAAGTTCTTGTTGTTTACAAAACTTCAATGCCTTTTCCTGAACAAACTGAGTACCCTCTTCGGTAACATTCTGTATATCAGAAATAGTGTCAAGAGTTATCTTTAATAATAACTCCTGACTAATTTCACTCTTAGCTTTTTGTTGAATTGTCTCAAAACTAGGACTGTGTTCAAACTTTGAATAGTATTCTTTTACCATCTGAACAAATAATCTAAAGTATTTGTTTTCAAAATAAGTAGATTCCATCACCTCAATAATTGAGTGTGAAAAATCCTTATCAAGTATCATTTGATTAAGAAGTTGTAATTGGAAGGTCTCTCCCAAATAGTCAAAATTTTTGTCAGCCATATTATGTTTGTTATTTGAATAAATATCAACGAGCTAGCTGATAACCCATGTATTCGTGTGTTAAATTTCTTGCTGACAACACGTCAGTAAGACCAAAAAGGATACCTTTTAGGAACGGGCGTATGTCTACGGTGTATCTTACCTTCGGTGGATAAAGTTTTGCATCAAACGTATAATGACACATTGTCGTATCACCATTTTTGATATAGATGTTAAACGACTCAGGTCCATCAGTGAATGATGTGTTCAATACCTCAGGGTCTTCACTAATCTGATATTGATTGTCCAACATATAGTTTACAGTTTTCATTTTGAAATTTTGTTTCAAATCTGAGATGAAAACATCCATAATGTCAATCAACTCGGCTGAGTTGTGAGCCTTTGGGTTATACCCTTTAACGTTAAAAAAACGTTGTACGATAAAATTGTTATTTACCGTCATCAAGAATTCCAGTTTGGTAATGTCTTGTTCTTTCATAATTTATGTTATTTTTTGTTTGTTTTTGTTTTTTCTTTTCTCGTTAACTTCATGAACGGTTGGATGAAGTATGTCCATGAGTCGTCACCTTTTGGTAGGTATTTAAACAACCCGTCTTGAACCATATACTTAATTAAGTTCTTGTAACTTCTACCTTCAATATCTAATTTTTCAGTAACAATTGATAGTATTTCTTCTTTGTCTTCATCACTCAATAAAGGATTAGATAAGTCAACAATCTGTTCGTTAACTTGGAAAAATTCTTTTTCAAAAATACCTGATTTTGTTTTACCTGTTAAAAGATTCTTTAGAGCTTGATTGTCTTTATTCTCTTTTAATAAATTTTCAGCGATTGTTAAAATATCGTTATAAGAAACTTCTGTTTCAAGTATTTGAGGAAAAAATTTAACTAAAGTTTTTTCACCCAAAAGATAGATGCCTTCAATATTATCTGATTTATCACCAATTAATATCTTCAATGTCTTTACGTTATAGTGTGGGTACTCAAAGTCGTCAAATTTAATCTTATCCCCCTGTTTAAACGTAGCTTTAACTGATGGTGAGTATACTGACACCTTTTCGGAAATAAGTTGTGTTAAGTCTCTGTCTGATGAAAAAATAAGTTTATCTTCATTTTCAGATACTTGACAATAATAAGCAATTAAATCATCAGCTTCTCTACCACTAATCTCAAGTTGTCTAATATAGACCTCTTCAAGATATTGTTTGACACGATTTTTTTGTTTTAGGTAGGACATAAAGATTGCGTCCTCCATAGTTAATGTGCGATTTTGTTTGTATTTGGGGTAAAGAATTCCACGTAAACTTGTGGAATCTTCACCATCCCATAATACTACTACTTTGTCAAAGTTTTGTTCGTTAATGAATTTACGAAGTGTATTCATAAAATGATACAACGCTCCAATGTGTTCTCCATTGTGGAAGTAATCCTTCACACCATGAAACCCAATTTTCATTAGATTGTTTCCGTCAACAAGTAGTGTTTTTTTCACGAACTAAAATTAAAATTGTTCGTTTGTAAAAGTTTCTTCAGTCTCGTCAAGAGTTATTTCACCTGTTCCTGTAAGGATTGCGTTCCAATATTGTGAATACTCTTTTTTGTATGTTTCAAGAGCGTCTTTATCGTCAGCAATATATCCTTGAGCAGTTGCGATAATCTTACCATCTTTATATCCTAATCCATTGATATGGTTTTTTAGGACAGATATTTTGGTTCGGATAGCGTAAGATACCGTTCTACCATTTTTAGTTGCCGTAATGTGGTTAATACCCGCATTTTTCTGATTACCAAACAAGAATACAAGAGCTGATGCTAACCAAAGAGCCTCACCACCTTTTGCTTTAATTGTTGGTTGTCCGAATGGATTATCAGGTAATTCAACCCAAGGTTGATTAACTACTACCATCGTGTTTGTATACGGGAAATCTTCTTTACGAGATTTAGTTATACGAGCCTGAATACCCATACCAATCTTATCCGCCAATACAGATGCGTTATGTTGTTTTCCACCCTTACCGTCAAAGGTCATCTTACAAGGAACTGAACCAACTGAATCCCAAAGGAAACAAAGAGAATAAGGAATATTACCTTTTTCTTGTTCGTCTAATAGTTCGTTAATGTAATCGGTAACTTGTTCAATATAGTCAAAGTTATCATTAAAGATAAACTGACCATCCCATTCACCATCAACCATTTTAGCTTCAAGACCAAGTTCTACTGCGTGGTCCCAACTCCATTTTTTCTCGGTGATAATAAAAACAGGCAAATGCCCCTTCTTCTGTACAGACACAGCGGCTTTGACAAGCGCGGTCGTTTTTGAAGAGTTTGAGTGACCCAAGAACATGTTGATGTTACCCAAAGCAGGACCAGGTATACCGCAACTATTATGGAAAGCTTCACCGACTTCATAAAAGTCTGTTTCTTTATATTTTGTCTTTGTGGAATATTTGTCTTTGATTGCATCTAATGAAAATTCTTTTTTCTTTATTGCCATAAATGTCTATGATTTAATTTGTTTGTGTTTAAAAATAGCAAAGGTTGGACACTTTGTGTATATTAGTGTCCAACCTTTTATAAATTAGAATGGTAAATCACCATCTGGTTCCGCTTCAGCCTGTGGGTCAACATATGAACCACCGATAGTGCCTTCGTCAGATGAACTATCACCATAAACGTATTTACCTAAATCAGATGACCATCTTGGTGTTTCTCCACGAGCAATTGCTTCCAAATACTCAACAGGTTTCTTAGAGTAAACATCCATCCACGTAAGTGGGTCTTCAGTCCAAGCCTTAGCCGTCTCAGCATCTGCGTGAACAGGTGTTGGGTCGTCATGCATAACAGTCTGAATAACTGTGTAAGTAGCACCTTTTGGTGTCTTAGCCTTTGTCAATTCTATGATAAGGTCACGACCATTAACAGGGTC